TTGATTGTATCACTCCTGATAAGAATTTGGGTGATGAATGGAAGAGTGAAGGTTCTGTGATGAGAGCGTTTGAAGCGATGTGTCACGAATTGGATATTGTGGGTTGGACAGCAACTCAAGGTAACCGTTCATCAATTTCTTCTGAGGTGGTAACGACAGACCAAATGGGCGGTTCTATTAAGAAAGCTCAAGTTGGTCACGTGATTATCTCAGTTGCGAAATCTCTTCAACAGAAGGAGATGAATCTGGCCACCATTGCGATTACGAAGTCTCGTATCGGAAAGGACGGCATCATCTTCGAAAATTGTAAGTATGATAATGAAATGTTAGTTATCGATACTGAACAGAGTATGACTTTCTTAGGTCACGAGGAACAGAAAGAAGAAAAAAACCGAGACAGAATCAAAATGTTGATGGAAAAACGTCAACAAAGAGAGTCTCAAAATAATTAAGTAAAAATATAGGTATGGAAAGTTTAGTTAATGCAGTTAGTAAGGACATCCGCTATGTCGTAAAAAGAAGCGGTGAAAAAGAAGTGTTCGATACCACTAAAATCGAAAGAGCGGTTATCAATGCAATGAATGGTATTGATAAAGTTGACACTGAGATGGCTGAAAAGATTGCAAGAATTTCTACAAAAGCGATTTTTAGAAATAATAAAGAGCACGTCCCTCATGTTGACGAGATTCACGATATGGTTGAAAACAAACTAATGGACAACGGATTGAACGACGTTGCCAAAGAATATATAATTTATCGTTCTAAGCATAGACCAAATATCTTTAGTAAAAGAGTAAACTTAAAACCTTATGACTACCCTAATCTTAATGATTATGTGGACGCTATTCGTCATTCATATTGGGTACATACGGAGTTTAACTACACTTCAGATATTCAGGACTATAAAGTTCACCTTAACGAAAAAGAGAGAAGTGCGGTTGAGAGAGCGATGCTTGCAATCTCTCAGATTGAGGTGGCGGTTAAAACCTTTTGGGGTGACATCTACAAAAGAATGCCGAAACCGGAGATTGGTAACGTAGGTGCTACATTTGCAGAATCAGAAGTAAGACATGCTGATGCGTATTCTCACTTAATTCAATTGTTGGGGTTGAATGGTGAGTTTGAAAACTTATTGGAGGTTCCTGCAATTAGAAGAAGAATCAAATATCTTGAGAAGTCTATCTCAAACTCAAAATCTGTGGAAAACAGAGACTACTTTGAGTCTGTGGTATTATTCTCGATGTTTGTTGAGAATGTTTCACTTTTCTCACAATTCTTGGTTATTATGTCATTTAACAAACATAAGAACGTTCTAAAAGGTATCTCAAATGCTGTTGAGGCAACATCAAAAGAGGAAAACATCCACGCTGAGTTTGGTTTTGATTTGGTAAATCTTATCAAATCTGAAAACCCTGATTGGTGGACTCCTGAATTGGTGGAAGACCTGATTGATGCAACAAAAGAGGCGTATGAAGCGGAGAGTGAAATTGTTGATTGGATTTTTGAGAAAGGAGATTTAGACTTTTTGACAAAATCTCAGACAATGGAGTTCATTAAACACAGGTTCAACATATCTTTAAACTCAATTGGTATTGACAGTATTTTTGAAATCAATGAACCGTTGTTGGAAACAACAGAGTGGTTTGACGATGAAATCCTAACTACCAAACATACAGATTTCTTTAATAAAAGAAGTATCAACTACAGTAAGAAATCTAAATCAATAACATCAAACGATTTATTTTAATATAAAAACTAAAAAATATGGACAACAGAAAACCTTTTGATTGGATTAATGAGGAATCGATAACATTCCTTAGACGAGGGTATTTGAGTGAAGGTGAAGAACCTTTAGAGAGAATTAGAACGATTGCTGAACACGCTGAAAAGTTGTTAGGTATTGAAGGTTTTGCAGATAAATTCTACAACTATATGGGTAAAGGATGGTATTCGTTATCATCACCCGTATGGGCAAACTTCGGTAAGAAGAGAGGGTTACCTGTAAGTTGTTTTGGTTCTAACATCGGTGATAATATTGAATCAATTTTGTTTACACAAGCAGAAGTTGGTGAGATGAGTAAGATGGGTGGTGGTACCTCAGGATACTTCGGAAACATTCGTGGTCGTGGCGCTGAGATTACTGACAATGGACATGCGCCTGGTGCGGTTCATTTTATGAACCTATTCCAAAGTGTAGTAGATAACATCTCACAAGGGTCAACTCGTCGGGGTCGTTTCTCACCATATCTTCCTGTTGAACATCCAGATATTATGGAGTTCTTGGAGATTGGAACTGAAGGATTCCCAATTCAAGATTTGACACATGCGGTCACAGTAACCGATGAGTTTATGGAAGACATGATTGCTGGTGATGATAAAAAACGAGCGATTTGGGCTAAGGTTATTCAAAGACGTGGTGAGATTGGTTATCCATACATTATGTTTACGGATACTATGAACAAAAACACTGTGGATGTTTATAAAGACAAAGATGCAAAGATTTACAACTCAAACTTATGTTCTGAGATTGCACTTCATAACTCTGAAGAAGAGTCATTTGTTTGTGTATTGTCATCAATGAATGTTCTTCACTATGACGAGTGGAAAGACACAGATGCGGTTGAGACTATGACTATGTTCTTAGATGTGGTTGTTACTGAATTCTTAACTAAGATTGAGGACATCAGAGACAATGGAACTATCGAAGGTAAGAGAGGATTCTTCTATTTGGAGAAAGCTTACAACTTCGCTAAGAGACAAAGAGCGTTAGGTCTTGGTGTATTGGGTTGGCACTCATTCCTACAGAAAAGAGGATTACCATTTGATACTCGTGAGACTGCAAGGTTGAATGTTGAAGTATTCAAACTTATCAAAGAAAAATCATACGCAGCTTCTGAAGAGTTGGCTAAGATGTTCGGAGAACCAGAATACCTTAAAGGTTACGGTAGAAGAAACGTTACGTTGAATGCAATTGCACCAACTACATCTTCCGCATTTATCTTAGGTCAGGTTTCACAATCAATTGAACCGATTTGGTCTAACTGTTACGTTAAGGATGTTGCTAAGATGAAGGTAACTATTAAGAATCCAATTCTTAAAGAGTTGTTAAGTGAGATGGGTAAAGACACCAAAGAGGTGTGGAATAGTATCAAACAAAACGACGGCTCAGTTCAACACTTGGACTTCTTAACTGACGAACAAAAAGATATCTTTAGAACATTTGCTGAGATTAACCAATCATCAATTATTAACCAAGCTGCGGTTCGTCAATCTTACATTGACCAATCTCAGTCATTGAACTTGATGATTTCACCTGATATGCCGACAAAGGATGTCAACAAACTTCTTATCGACGCATGGCAGTTGGGGGTTAAAACTCTATACTACCAACACTCGATGAACTCAGCTCAAGCTTTCGCAAGAAAAAAGTTGGGTCTAAACGATTTATCTTGCGTAGCTTGCGAAGGTTGATGGTTAACTGTGAAGGATAAAAACTAAATTTCTTCATATTTATAGGAAAGACTATATTATGTTTGTCCTATATGAAATAAGAAATAAGAAAACCAATTTTAGATATATTGGGTGTAGTAAAGTATATGAAAACAGGTGGAGGAGGCATTTAAGAGATTTAAATGCCAACTCTCACCACAATACTCATCTTCAAAGGGCATGGAATAAGTATGGTGAAGACTTGTTTGAGTTTTCAGTTATTAAGTCAGTTGAAAGTGAAGAGATTATGTTTTTAGAGGAATCTGAAATCATATCAAATTCTGATAATCTTTATAATATTGCAGATGGTGGATATGGTGGTGATTTATTTACTAACCACCCTAATAAAGAAGATTATAGGAAAAAATTATCCTTAGCTCAGATAGAAAGAAATAAAGACCCAAAAGAGAGGGAAAAATCTAACGTTTTTAAAGGTTTAAATGAAGAACAGTTAAAAGTTAGAAAACAAGTTTGGAGCAATGCTAAAAAGGGTAACAAAAACAATAATTTTAAACATAATGTACCTGTTAAACAAATAGATGTCGTAACAGGTGAAGTTGTTAAAATATGGGATTACCCTTCTTTAGTGAAAGAAGAAGGATTTAACCCAAAGTATGTGATAAAGTGTTGTAATAAAGTAGATTCATACTTAACACATAAAAAATACAGATGGGAATGGGTGGTTAATTGTTAAAAAATAAAATTAATAAAGATAAAAGAGGACTTCGGTCCTCTTTTTTTTATAATTTATTCAGTTAAGATATTTATGAGATATGGCACAGGGTAAAACATACGGAGTTAACTTTCCATTTAGAGACAGTAGAAATGGTAAATTTCTTTCACTATCGCAAGATGCGGATGAAGAAATAAGAACCGACCTATTGCATTTAATCTTAACTCGTAAAGGTAGTAGGTATTATTTACCTGATTTTGGTACACGTATTTATGAATTCATTTTTGAACCGATGGACGGTTTAAGTTTTGAGTCAATCAAAGCAGATATTCGTGATGCGGTGGACAAATACCTTCCTAACTTAATAATTAACGAAATTAGTATTACTCCATATTTGGAAGATTTGGAGGCTCAAGGAGAAATTAACTTGGATAATTTAGGTGTTGGTGGAATCTACAGAGTTCCTGGTAGAGGGACAGAAGAATACACTGCGAAGGTTAGAATTGATTATACCATCACTGATAGCACGTTTGAGAGTAAAGATTTCATAATCATCAATATTTAATAGTATATGGCGGATAAAAGAATTTCATATACAGATAGAGACTTTGAAAGTCTAAGACAGGACTTAGTCAATTACACAAGACAGTATTATCCCGAACTTATTGATAACTTCAATGATGCCTCGGTGTTTTCTGTATTTATGGACCTTAACGCTGCTATTGGTGATAACTTACATTACCATATTGACCGTAGTATCCAAGAGACTGTTTTACAATATGCACAACAGAGGTCATCTATCTTTAACATTGCTAGAACTTATGGTCTTAAAATACCAGGTAACAGACCATCCGTAGCCTTAGTAGATTTTTCAATCACAGTACCGGCTTTTGGTGACCAAGAAGATACTCGTTATTTAGGGGTGTTAAGAGCAGGTTCACAGGTAATTGGTGGGGGTCAGGTATTTGAGAATGTTGAAGATATCGACTTCTCATCTCAATACAATTCTGACGGGTTTCCAAACAGAACAAAGATTCCGAACTTTGATTCTAATAATAACCTTATCAATTATACTATCACTAAAAGAGAGGTTGTCGTAAACGGAACTACTAAGGTATTTAAAAAGGTGATTACACCAAACGAAGTAAGACCTTTCTATGAATTTTTCTTACCTGAGAAAAACGTATTGTCTGTAACTTCAATCATTCAAAAAGATGGTGTTTCATTTCAATCAACTCCTTCTTATGGTGAATTCATCAACTCACCTGATAAATGGTATGAAGTAGATTCACTGGCTGAGCCGAGAGTTTTTGTTGAGGACCCATCAAAACCTTCAGATACTCCAGGAATTAAAGTGGGTAGGTATATTGAGACTGATAATAAATTTATCACAGAATACACACCTGAAGGGTTTATGAAGGTTCAATTCGGTGGAGCTACAGTTACTCCTGACGAACAACTTGCAGAGTTTGCCAACACAGGTATCCCTTTAAGAGTTCAGGATTACCAAAACAACATTGCCTTAGGTAAAACGGTTAAAGCTAATACTACTTTATTTGTAAGATACAGAGTGGGTGGTGGATTATCATCAAATGTCGGTGTAAACTCAATCACTCAGGTTGGTAACACAAACTTCTATGTGAACGGACCATCTAACAATATTAACCAAAACGTAATCAACTCGTTGAGTGTTAGAAATGTTACTGCGGCTATTGGAGGTGCTAACCAACCTTCAATTGAGGAAGCAAGAAACATGGTATCCTTCAACTTTGCAGCTCAGAACAGGGCAGTTACAGTTAATGATTATAATGCGTTGGTTAAAAGAATGCCGGGTAAGTTTGGTGCGCCTGCAAAGGTTGCGATTACAGAAAAAGATAATAAGATTAACATCGAAATATTATCTTATGATGATTCAGGTAAATTGACACAACAGGTTTCAAATACATTAAAACAAAATATTGCGAATTACTTATCCAACTATCGTATGATTAATGATTACATTTCAGTAAATGTTGCGAAAGTTATTGATTTGGAATATGATATTTCTGTAGTGTTAGAATCTTCAGAAAACCAAGGTCAGATTATCACGAGAATTATTGATGTTGTAAATAATGCAATGTCACCGGCGGTTAGAGATTTGGGTGAAAACGTTTATGTTTCAGAAATGCGTAGGGACATTCAAAATGTACCGGGGGTTGTTTCATTAACGTCTATTGAAGCATTTAACAAAGTTGGCGGTCAATACTCGTCATCGGAAACTTCACAACCATATGTCGACAATTCAAGTAGGTTAATAAGACTTGTCGACGACACTATTTTTGCTGAACCTTCACAGGTTTATCAAGTTCGTTTCCCTGAGAAAGATATCAAGGTGAGAGTTAAGAACTTGAAAACGGTAAGTTTCTCGTAAGTTTATTTACATAGACACCTTATAAACTATTTTAAAATTGGATAAATGGCTATTTATCTGAAAAGAATTTTCCTATGCCAAAATCGTATAGATTAAAAACCAAAATCGGGGTAGACCAAAGTATTCGTGTCAATATTGAGCAAGATTTTGACTTTCTTGAGGTCTTATCGTTGAAACTTAGACAAGAAGATGTCTATACTCGTTTTTGTGC